CCATTCCTTTACGCGCGCAATAAATGAGGCGTCCGATTCACCTTCCGCTCTCGCTACCCATGGCGGATAGAGAACCTCTGGAACGCCCTGCACTGGCATATCGTTAAGGCTCATTTGCTTCCCTTCTTTTTTTCTCTCGCCACGTCTTCAGATACGCGCTCTGGCATATAGGGCAGCGCTGGCGACCATCCTTGCCGGGTTTTAGGCGGTGGCCTAGAGCGCAGATTTTAGACTTGATTGCTCCCATATGCACAGTATAGGCAAAATTCCTTTCATTTTCAAGCCTTATCTTGTATTCGGCAATCCATAGTGAAAGGATATGAAACAAGATGCCTACGGAGATCGCTTGCGACGCAGCCCTAAAGAACCGGCGATACGACAGCGACAAGATGCTGCATATCGACCGAACGCCTATCTCCAAGGCGACAGTAAACCCATATTACGGTCGCGAAATTCCCAAATCGGAAGAGTTGGGACTGGACCCGGAGCGGGTGTATTACCTGCTGCGCGACCCAGGCGAACTGGCAAAGTCGGCTTCATCCTTCAAAAACAAGCAGTTGATGTTCAAGCACATCGCCGTGAATGCGGACGATCCGAAACAGGAGTACATCGCCGGAACAATCGGGTCAAATGTGGACTTCGAAGCTCCGTATCTGATGGCGGATATGTGCATTTGGGATGCGGACGCCATTGCCGGGGTGGAAACCGAAACAGTTCAAGAACTCTCATCCTCCTACAGCTACCGGGCAGACATGACGCCGGGCATGTACGAAGGACAGCGGTACGACGGTGTAATGAGGGATATTCAGGGTAATCACGTTGCCCTGGTCAAAGCAGGACGCGCCGGATCAGATGTGAAGGCGGCAGACAGCAAACTGGAGACGAAAATGACAGAAACGAAGTTTGGCAAAGCACTTTATGCAATTCTCTGCGCTGCATCTCCGAAGCTGGCTCAAGATGCGGCCCTCAAGCCTCTGGTGATCGGTCTGACGCGCAAGAAGTGCGATATTGCGTCTCTTGAGCCGAAGCTGCTGGCCATGGACGCGGAACTGCGCAAGCCTGAAACACTGGCCGCGATGCAGGCCGCGAAGGATGCCGAATCGGAGGAAGAGTCCGAAGAGGAAAAGAAGGAACGCGAGAAGAAGGAAAAGGAAGCCAAGGACAAGAAGGCCAAAGACGGCAAGACCGCCAAAGACCTTTCCTTTGAGGAGTGGGCCAAGGAAGAGGAAGGCGAGTCCGACCATAAGGGGAAGGACGGCGAAGAAGAGTCCATGGAAGAGAAGAAGAAGCGCTATGAGCGTGAAAAGCGCCGCGCCGATGATTCCGAAGAGGAGTCCGAGGAAGAGCGCAAGGAGCGGATAGAGAAGCGGGCCAAGGACAAAAAGGCCAAGGACTGCTCCGCCAAGGATTCCGAAGAAGCGGAAAAGAAGAAAGCTGAGGATGGCATGAAGCACGCGATGGACGAATTCAAGGCTGATCTTCGCGCCGCCGATGAAGCGCGTCGGGCTGTGCGGCCTGTGGTGGGCGATGTTCTGGCACAGGACTCAGCCGATGAAATTTACGGCTTTGCGCTCGACCAGATGAAGGTTGACCGGGCAGGCGTAACTGGCGTTCCGGCTCTTCGGGCGCTATTCAATCTCGCGCAGCAGGCTTCCAAGCCCGCCGTGCGGCAAGCATTCGATGCGGTTTCGGTGGAAGACAAGTTCCCCGGCGCGGCTCGTTCAATCCAGGTGATGTGAGGAGACGAATATGGGAAGCCCTTTGATTGGTAGTTTTCAGACGCGAGTCAACCTGAACAACCCCTTGGGTGTAGCAGGTGATTTCGCAAGCGCGAACCCTCGTGCTACCGCCCTCACTCCTGATGGTGGCGCACTCATCGCCGGTCCCGGTGGCGTTACTGTCGGCAAGTTCGCATGGATCGCTCCGGACGGTCGCACGGTCAACAGTTTCGGCGAGTCGGGCGTTGCCCCTTCCGGTTTCATTCACCGCGACCAGCAGGGTCTTCTGACTCAGTATTTGCAGGCTGCGGGATCGGTCATTCCTCCGGGATTCCCTGTGACGCTGATGGTCGCTGGCGACTTCCTGGCCAATAACGCAGGTACAAGTTCCAGCACTGTGGGCGAAGCCATCTATGCGCTGTATGCGGATGGATCGGTTCTTCCGGGCGTTGGGTCGCTGCCTGTTGTTCCTTCTGGAATCACCGCGACTCTCGGTTCAACAAACACCGGCTCTCTCGGCGCGACGTTTACGGCCAGCGCTCATGCGGGCGACAATACCCGCATCGACGTAACCGCTGTTACCGGGCTGATTAGCATCGGCGACACGGTTGGCAACGTGACGGGCATCGCCGGCAACCAGACCATCGTCTCGCAGGATTCGGGTGGCACAACGGGCGGCGCGGGAACTTACGTGCTGAGCGGCACGAACACGGCCAGCGCGGTCACCTGCACCTGCTTTGGCAATGTGGTCAAGATCACTGCATCGACGGGCCTCGTGTCAGTTGGCGATACCATCGCAAGCGCGGCTACCGGATTCCCGGCTGGTGCGACTGTGACTGGCATTGTCAGTGGCGGCGGCGTAGCAACGGCGGGCGTCTATACCATCAGCGTTCGCGGTACCAGCTACGTGGCGAGTGCGACCGGCATGACCACCTTCGGCACCGTGCTTAACGTGACCGCTGTGACCGGTACTCTCGCTATTGGGATGCCCATCACGGCCACTGGCGGCATCCCGGCTGGCGCAAGTATTGCCGGGTTCATTAGCGGCACCTATGGCGGGGTTGGACTCTACAGCCTCAACATCCCCGGAACCGCTTACACTGCCTCTGGAACGATCGTTATCACCGCCCAGGGCATTATCACCAAGTTCACTGCCAAGTCTGTCGCCGCAGTTGGCGAACTCGTGCAGATTTCAACGTGGGGAAATTAAGGAGCCGTCATGGATCGCAATCTTGAAGCAGTATCGCGGAAATGGGGCGTTCATTTCATGGGCGTGGATGCCCAGTTGCAGCAGACCGAAAAGGAGCGTGGCGGCTTGCTGGCGATGGATGCTCAGCCCCAGTTGGTCACGGTCTCGAACAGCGGCATCCCTGCGTTTCTGTCAACCTACATCGACCCCAAGGTGATTGAAGTCCTTGTGGCCCCGATGAAGGCGACGGAGATCGTTGGCGAAGAGACCAAGAAGGGCGATTGGACGCTGGAGACTGCAATGTTCCCCATCGTTGAATCGACCGGCATGGTTTCCTCATACGGCGACTATTCTGAGACGGGCATCGCAGGCGCGAACGTGAACTGGGTGCAGCGCCAGTCGTATACCTATCAGGTCATCACCCAGTGGGGAGAGCGCGAACTCGACAAGATGGGCCTCGCGCGTATCGACTGGGCCAACCGTCAGCGGATTGCTTCTGTTCTGACGCTGAACAAGTTCCAGAACAAAAGCTACTTCTTCGGTGTCGCTGGGCTGGCGAACTATGGCCTGCTCAACGATCCGTCGCTCTCCGCTCCCATCGCACCTATCTCGACTGGTGGGCTGGTGACGTGGGCACAGAAGGCCACCGACCCGAACGGCGCGATCTATGTCTACAACGACATCAAGGCGCTATATGGGCAGCTTGTCTCCCAAGCGAATGGCCTTGTCGATCTTGACATGGACTCTCCGCTGACGCTGGCAATGTCACCCGAGGCTCAGGTGTATCTGACCTTGACGAACACTTACAACGTCAACGTGCAGGACATGCTGAAGAAGAACTTCCCGAAGATGAAGATCGAGACGGCACCGGAATACCATACCGCCTCCGGAGAACTGGTGCAGTTGATCGCGGACGAAATGCAGGGGCAGAGGACGGCCACCACGGCGTTCACTGAGAAGCTTCGGGCGCATCCGGTCAAGATCGATCTGTCCAGCTTCAAGCAGAAGCAAAGCCAGGGCACGTGGGGGTGCGTCTTATACCGCCCGTTCCTGATTGCGCAACTGCTCGGCGTTTAGCACTCCAACAGGAGGGCACTTCGGTGCCCCTCAGCGCGGCAATCACCGCTCCTTGAAAGGGAAACATGGCACGCGAAACAATTCTCATCGGTTGCAGGCTTCCAAACGGTTTGATTCTCCACAACCCCGATCCGACGAAACGCGATCAAACCGTAAAACTCGCAGGCACGTCCTCCGCCCCGACTGAAGGCGGCTTGTATCTTCCTCCGAAGATGTTTGCAACGACTGAAGTGGATGCGGAGTTCTGGGCGGCATGGAAGGCGGCATACGTTGGATTTCCGCCGCTCAAGACCCGCGCAGTGTTTGAAGCAAAGTCGGAGCAGGAAGCCTCAGCCAAAGCCAAGGAACTCAAGAATGAAAAGACCGGCTTCGAGCAGATGGCAAAGACGGCTGGCGGCGTGAAGCCTGATTCGGTGAGGGAATAAATGGGCGTGGCCGTATTCAACTCGGTGCAGTTCCTTGGGCGCTACCCTGAGTTTACGGCTGTGTACAACGCCAACCCGACTCTGTTTCCTTCCCTGTTCTCCGAAGCGGGCCTTTACCTCAACAACACGGATTGCAGCATCGTGCAGGATATTGGTCTCAGAACCGTTCTGCTGAACATGCTAACCGCACATATCGCCTTCCTGGGCGGGGTACTTACGGCAGATGGCCAGCCCCGGCCCGTGGGGCGCGTCAGTGCAGCCAATGAGGGAGCAGTGGGGGCTTCCTTCGATTACACTCCAGCAACGCCTGGGAGCGGCCCTTGGTTTTCGCAAAGCGCTTATGGTGCAGCCTTTTGGCAGGCTACAACCAACTTGCGCGGGGCGCGATACTTCCCGCAGCCAACTCAGGTTGAGGGCTTTGTAGGCACGCCGTTAATCCTTCAATCGGGCACGCCGTGGTTGCGCCGATGATCTCGGTTACGCTCTCATTGGACGCTTCGGAATTGGAGCGCGATTTGGAGCGCATTGATAACGGTGAACTGGAACTGCCAACCGTCTCAGCAGTCGTATTGAATATCGGCCCCGATGTGGTTGAGTACATGCCGATCTACCTTGACGAGGAATCCTGTGGCTACTAAAACCATCCTGCTGTCCGATGCCGTCGCTGCGAAGCTGAAAGAGATCGCAAAGAAGGTACACGGCTCTGTGGATATTGGTTTCATCGACAGCGAACAGGCCCCAATTGCGTTCTGGAATGAGTTTGGACACAAGGGCCGCTTCCCTGCTCCTCCTCGTCCTTTCTTTCGCACGATGGTAGCGAAGGATTCGCCGCAATGGCCGAAGATGATGGCGCAAGAACTCAAGGCCAGCAACTTTGACGGCGCTCACACCCTCGCGTACATGGGAGAGGAAATTGAAGGCGCGTTAAAGCAAAGCATCATCGACCTTACCGCGCCGCCGCTCTCCAAGACTACGCTTCGCCTACGGGCAAAGTTTGGCAACAATCCACAGACCATCCGTGCTCGTGATGTGGTCCAGGCGCAGAGGGAAGTTGCAGATGGTGCGCCGGTAGCTTCTGGAACACAGGCGAAGCCGCTTATCTGGACGGGGACCATGCTTTCGTCAACCACGTATAAAGTGAGGCAGTAATGGATCTGAGATCGATAGCGAACGCGGTGAGCGACACGGTTAACGAAAACGTGAGTGTCACGGTGTCTCCGTCTACCGGATACGCTATAGGCGCAGGCCTAAAGCAGGTCCCTGCGTACGGCACGCCGGTCACTGGATTCGCACAGGTTCAAGCCTTGACGGCAGCAGACCTTCGGCACCTTGACGGCCTCAACATCCAAGACGCTACGCAATCGATCCTCTTACGCGGATCACTTGACGCTGTTGTGAGGGCGCATTCCAAGGGTGGCGATCTCGTGACTATCGGAAGCGATACATGGCTTACGGTCGCAGTGTTGGAGCAATGGCCGCTCTGGACTCGCGCAGCCCTCGTTATGCAGGTGCCAGCATGAGCGCCCCTGTCGAGTACGTTTCCTCTATCGCGGTCGATACGGTAATCGAGGCCCTGGGCGCGTTTCTCCAGCCATTTGTGGGTGCTACGCAGATTGTCCGTGCGCAGGTTAATCGCGTTCCGATGCCCGTTTCTGCCTTTGTTGAACTGACGGAAATCCTTCAGGTTGATCTTGAGACTCCCACGGGCACAAATGACAAGGTAAACCAGCAGGTCGGTTATCTTTCACCCAAGCGTATCGACATCCAAGTTGACTTCTACGGGGCTGCATCTGGCGAGTACTGCGCTGCCGTTAAAGGCGTCTGGCGCACTCCCTATGCCACCGCGCAGTTCCCCGCGAACATCCAACCGCTGTATTGCTCTGACGGCCACCAGGCACCTTTAGTCAACGGCGAAGAGCAATATGAAAAGCGTTGGACCCTGACCGCTTCATTGCAATACAATCCAAATGTGATCGTTCCTCAACAGAGCGCCACGGCGCTGAGCATTAACGTCAAGGAGATTCTATGAGCATCCCGGCAAGCGACATCGTAGGCGTAATTCCGAACGTGATTAGCAGCTCCGGTTCCAATGCGCTGCTCAGCGGATTGTTCCTGACTCAGAACCCTTTGATGCCAGCCGGGAAGGTGTACAGCTTTGCGAGTGCGGCGGCTGTTGCGTCCTTCTTCGGAGCGGCATCGGCGGAAGCGGCGCTGGCTCCGGTCTACTTCGCGGGCTACACTGGGCGAACGGCTGTACCGAGCGCCATGCTGTTCGCAGCGTTCAATTTGACTGCGCGTGCCGCATGGTTGCAGTCTGGCAATCTGGCATCTCTCACGGAAGCGGAATGGCAGGCATTGACCGGAACATTGACTGTGGTGATCGACGGCTACAGCCGGACGGCTACCGGCCTCACGTTTACCGGCCTGACGAGTCAATCTCAGGTTGCCAGCGCCATCGCTACAGGGCTGAATACCAGCCTCCCCGCTGAGGCTACGGCAACTGCCTGCACAATCGCTGGAACGACACTCACTGTCGGAGGCACGATTACTGGATCGTTTGCGGTGGGTCAGACCATAGTAGGCGCAAGTGTCACAAATTCTCCTGTCATCACCGCGCAGTTGACTGGCACTGTTCCGGGAGGAGCGGGCACATATTCGCTCTCCTCGACTTCTGCTCCGATCTCCGTTGCTGAGTCTATGACCGGCGATGCTACTGCCGTCACGGTGACGTGGAGCAGCACGCAGAGCGCGTTCATCATCACTTCCGGCATCACGGGTCTGGCGTCAAGCGCCGCGTTCGCTACGGGCACGCTGGCCGCGTCTCTTGGCTTTACCTCAGCGACAGGTGCGATTGTCTCGGCGGGCGCTGTTGCTGATACACCGGCGAGTGCGATGAACAATGTCGTCGCTATCACGCAGAACTTTTGCGGATTCACGACAATGTGGGAACCGGTCACGGCTGACAAGATGGCGTTCTTTGCATGGAGCAACGCGCAAGAATACAACCCGTACGAGTATGCCGGATGGGATACCGACGCACAGGCTCTCATCCAGGGTTCGACTACCTGCTTCGGCTATCTTGCCACAGTCGCCGCGTACAACGGCGGATGCTGCATTTCAGGTGACCCGAATCTGGCCTACAACGCGGGCATGACGCTGGCGCAATTGCTGCTTACTCATGCGGCGTTTTTGCTTGGCGCAATTGCCTCTGTGAATTTCAGCCAGGCCAACGGTCGCGTAACGTTCATGTTCAAGTCTCAAGCGGGTCTGACGGTCGGAGTAGATAACCTCCAACTGAAGACCAATCTTGTCGCCAACGGGTACAACTTCTACGGAACGTGGGCCAGCAAGGCAAATCAGTGGTCCTTCTTCGCTCCAGGGCAAGTTCCCGGAGTGTGGAAGTGGATCGACCCGTTCATCAATTCGATTTGGCTGTGCGATCAGTTCCAGGTTGCGGACATGAATCTTCTGACGCAAGTCGGTAGTGTTCCCTACGATGAAACTGGATACGGCCTGCTCCGGGCATCGAAGCTGGACACGATCAATGCCGCAATCAACTTCGGAGCAATCAAGGCCGGAGTAACGCTGTCGGCTGCGGAGATTGCAGAGATCAACATGGCCGCAGGTCAGCCGGTTGCATCTGCCATTTCGACGCAGGGATGGTACTTGCAGATTCTTGACCCAGGGCCAGAGATTCGCGCTGTACGCGGTACTCCGATTCAGAATTTCTGGTTTACTGACGGCGGCTCGGTTCAAAAGCTGGTCCTGAACTCTTACGATGTGATGTAGGGAGAGGAAACAATGGCAAGGTCAATCACTAGCGCAAATGTCGTTATGACAATCACGGTTCCGGGATTGTATGACTCTCCGCAGCAGTTCTCCGGCTATTCTACCGATAAGGTATGGTCTGCCGAGGCTGTAAAGCTGGCCGAAACAATGATGGGGGTGGACGGGCATCTGTCGGCTGGATACGTTCCGAATCCGGTTCCGTTCACAGTCTCGCTCCAGGCTGATTCGTTGGGAATCGATATTTTCGAGGCGATTACCAACGCGACCCGTCAGGCGCGGGAAGTGTATCGGATCAGCGGAACGATTTCAGTCCCGGCGACTGGCAAGGTATACACGGGAACAAACGGCGTGCTGGATACTGCTGCCGTCATTCCCGATGCGTCCAAGACGTTGCAGGCGCAAAACTTCATCATCATCTGGGAAAAATTGGTCGCATCGCTGTCGTAGCTCGGGGGATTCATGGCACGCAAAATCGCACAGTGGACTGTCGAAGATGAAGGGCGCGATAAGGGAAAGGTATTTCTTCTCACTGAAATGCCAGCTTCCCGAGCCGAGGCGTGGGCTACACGCGTCCTTCTCGCTCTCATGGGGTCGAATACCAATCTACCTGAGAACTTCGCCGATATGGGCATGGCTGGACTCGCAGAGCTTGGACTCAAGGCTATCGCGGGCCTGAAGTGGGAAGTTGCTGAGCCGCTCCTCGAAGAGATGCTTCAGTGCGTGCAGATCATCCCCAACCCGGCCAAGCCTCAAGTTGTGCGGGCGCTTGTGGAAAGCGACATCGAAGAGATTCTGACGCGGTTCAAGTTGAGAGTGGAGGTGTGGAAGCTGCACATGGATTTTTTGCAAGCCGTCGCGCCCTCATTCTCCACCGGAATCAAGTCGGCGGCGGCAAGCATGAACCGGCCCAATACCAGAACGTCCCAAAAGTGATTGCGGTCCTGATTTCCCGGCGAGTGGCGACATTGCATGAACTTGATACAATCTACGGGGTGCAGGATGCTTACGACATGTTGGAGATAGTGGCTGTGGACGACTACAACGCATCGCAGGAGTAATCATGCCGACCATCATCGATTCGTTGCTCGTCACACTCGGCATCCAAGACAATGCGACGGCCAAAATACCTGCGATCACTCGTAAATTCAAAGACGTAGACAACGAAAACAAGAACATAGCGAAGAGTACCAAAGAGGTAAACAAGGGCCTGACCGACATGGCCGGAAGCGCCATGAAGTTCCTCGCTGTCATTGGCGGAACTGCCGCGATCAAGACGTTCATCGTTGACCTTGCAGAATCGAATTCTCAGCTTCAGCGCCTATCGCAGAACCTCGGCGTGGGCGTTTCTACGATCTCGGCATGGTCGCAGGCAGCGGAACAGATCGGCGGGAGCGCCTCGGGCGTACAGGGCACGCTGGCGATGCTCTCCAAGGCGCAGACCGAATTCACTTTGACTGGTCAATCTGGCCTGATTCCGTTTCTCTCGGCGCTTGGCATGGGAACGGGAGCTTTGACCTCGCAGAAACCCGATCAATTGCTGTTGGGCATGGCTGATGCTTTTGAGCGCATTGTGAGGATCAAGGGACGCGCCACAGCCAACAATATGGGCCAGATGATGGGCATTGACCAGGGGACCATGAATCTCCTGCTCACTGGCCGTAAAGAGCTTGAATTGACCCTGCGCAGGCAGCGCGAATCGAATGCGGTCACCGCAAAGCAGGCGGAAGAGGCTGTCAAGCTCAAGAAGTCCATCGAGCAGGTAAAACAGACGTTCGCAGCGTTCGGACGCGATCTCTTGCAGCAGGCCGCACCTGCCATCGAGAAAATACTCGCTTTGCTGCTTTCTTTCGGGAACTGGGTACGCGCAAATCAGGAATCGGTAGTGATGTTTCTGGAGCTGGTAACGGTTGGGCTGGGCGCACTCGCTTTGGCGGCGATGCCTATCAATCTAACCGTGCTGGCGATCATTGGACTCGCGGCTGCAATCGCTTTGTTGTGGCAGGATTACGAAGTATGGAAGCGTGGCGGCGACTCGCTGATTGATTGGGGCAAGTGGGAACCGGGAATCAAGTTTGCGCTCGGAGCCGTGGAAGCTCTGAAGAATGGTCTTGTCGGCCTCTACGACGCTTATACGCGCTGGTATGAGCGAGTGACGGGGCACAAGTTCTCTGATGATTTCACGGCGGGAATTCAGGCTATTGGGAACGCTTTGGGGATTCGCGGGAAGAACCTCTCTGCCAAACAAATGCAGGAGTTCTTCCAGAAACTCGGTTGGACTCCTGAGCAATCCGCCGGCATCGCAGCGAACCTGATGATAGAGAGCCAGGGAAACACAAACGCTCTTGGCGATCATGGGCAGGCCGTAGGTCTTGCGCAATGGCATCCTGACCGGCAGGCTACATTCAAGCGCGTGTTTGGAAAAGACCTGCGTGATGCCAGCCCCGAAGAGCAAATGGCTTTCGTTAATTGGGAACTCACGCAGGGACCGGAACGGAATGCAGGTAACCAACTACGCGGCGCAAAGAACGCTGCTGATGCGGCCAGCATCGTGTCGCGCTTAGACTTGCGGCCCGCAGATGCTTCCGGGCAGGCTTCGGCGCGTGGGGCATACGCTCAATCACTGATGGGCGTTGCAGGTGCGGGAAACTATACCGCTGGCTTGATGAGCTATCTCCGCAATCCGGCTAACGCATCGTCGGATCAGAGTCGCAGCCTGCAAATTGGGGAAGTCAAGGTCTATACCGCCGCGACTGACGCGCCGGGAATCGCCAAGGACATGAAACAATCGCTCGAATGGCAATTCGCAAGCCAGGCGAATTCGGGGTTGAACTAAATGCCTATTATCCTTTATCCCGACGTTCCAATGGTCTCAGGCGTGCCATCGGTCCCGCGCGTGAACACTTCTATTCCTCCCGAAGATGCAGGCGCAACAATACCGCTTGGAGCGACGACAGAGGCGCTCACGAACTCTCTGCAATCTTCTCCGCAGTGGGGAATCTTTCCGTCGGTCACGACATCTTCATCGTTTGCGGGAACAACTTCGACAACGAATGTGCTAGGAAATGCGCTCGGGGCCAGCAGTGACAGTACGGCGGTTCTTTCCACGTATGATGTGACCTATATCAAGGAAATGCGAATCAGTGATTTCCCGATTGAGCAGGGGGGATTTGCAAGCTACAACAAAGTTGAGATGCCGGGAAACCCTAAAGTCACGCTGATTTTGAACGGCACAGAGGATGATCGT